TGGTACCTAAAACCAGCGTGTCTACCAATTCCACCACTCTCGCAAAATGGCTGGCGAGGCAGGGCTCGAACCTGCGACAACGTGATTAACAGTCACGCGTTCTACCAACTGAACTACTCGCCAAAAATCTTTACATAAAATTAATGTAACGTATATATAATATAGCAGTAACAAAACTGTCATACCACTTACTGCCGTGAGGCAACAAAAGTCGTCGTGATGACGACAGGAGAAAGCAAATGAAATACACTATTGCGTTGATGATGTGTCTATTCACACCAACAGCACTTGCAAACTCAGTCACAGTCTGTAAAGACGACAAGATACTTATATCGTCAAACAGTGTGCAAATTATATCACAGTCACATGACTCTGTCAAGATTTATACCGACTGTAATTTAGAACTTTCACCCAGCTCAGAAGTTGTGGTGAAGAGCAATGGACGACGAATCAACGAAGATTCACGCATCCATATCGAAGTGGACAACAAGACGAACGTCTGTTCAGTCGTCCAAATCGTTTAAGTTCACGACCCCTTCGTGGAGCCACTTCTCTTCTAAAGGGGTCAACTTTTCATTCTCGTACTGACGCGCCTCTAGTTCATCTGGATGATTCCAGTATCCCTTGAAAAGACTCAAGAAAACGTATCGAAGATAAAACCCAATAACACCTCTCTGTTTTATCTGATAACAGTGTTGCAGCTCATGTCGATACAACTTGACAAGCGACCTTCGCGTCATCATCTCAGACTGTGCGATCGAACCTGTTGCGTATTTCTTTGGTCGCATTATTATGTATGGCCACAGTACGACACCACGGTAACGAGACTTCCACGGAAAAATTGATTCATTCTCTTCCTTGTAGATTATCTTGAACTTCATTTATCCCCCACCTTTCTAAGGTTGCTTTGTGTATGGCCTTGTGTGAATAATACATCGTAATACCACCAAAGACCATAGGACACAAGAATACCGCAAGTAAACCAAACTCACCCACGTGCCACGAAATCCTCGTGACGGAAACCGCGCTTGTATAATTCGTTGCGCATCTTATTTTGATATTTAGGTTCGCGACATGCGTCAAACTCTGCCCAGAGTTGAGTATTGTCTAGTTGATGCATGTAAAAATGTTTTGTTGGAGTCTTCGCTTTGCGACTCTTAGAGACATTACTCCTTTTATATTTGACTGGCATTATTTTACCCTTTTAAAACGATTATAACCACTCATCACATCTGCAGCATCATCCACAGCTGATGGAGTGCGTCCAATATCACCAGAAACCTCAACGTATTCTGGCGTCGGTTCCTCTTCTTCTTTCTGTCCACACCAGTTGCATTCATACCCTTTTGCGACATAGTGTAGTCCGTTGAACATACACGAGTGACTCCACATCACCTGTCTCATGTTCTCCCAAAAACATTCATTGAATGTTCTGTCCCATACCTCGTTACCTGTTTTTGAAATAGGTGACTCAGCTATCTCCATTAGAATTGGTCCTCTTCTGTTGACCCCGCCATCGCGGCGGTTGATGTAGACCCAAGAGTAGTCGTGATCGCATCGAAGTAACCGACCCCAACTTCTCGTTGGTGTTTCGCGCACGTGTATCCGCGAGACTCCGCTTCAAACTCCGCCTCTTGTAGTAATGAGTACGCATACATCCCCTCATCTTTATATCTATTTGCAAAATCAAAGATTGAATAATTCGTCTGGTGGAATCCCGCCAGAGTGATAAACTGGAACTTGAATCCCATCTTACCCAACTCTCGTTGAAAGTCTTTCAACTCTTGGTCGCCTGGGATTGATTTGCGCCAGTTGAATGATGGTGAACAGTTGTACGCGAGCATCGCGTCTGGAACTGCACCTTTGACTGCGTCAGCAAAACGTTTCGCATCCTTCAAGTCTGGTGTCGATGTCTCGCACCAAACGAGGTCTGCGTATTCTGCGTATGCCTGACCACGCACACAACCGAACTCCAACCCACGACCTTCTTGTAGTTGGTAGAACCCTTCTTGTGTGCGACATTGAATGGAACCCGCAGAACCCTGCGCGACTCTCTTGATGAATGGTTTGTCGATGTCTGAAATGTTGCTGGAGATTAGTTTCGCAGACTCAGCATCGGTACGAGCAATAACGACTGTATCAGTGCCAGCAACGTCACTAGCAAGGCGAGCGGCGTTAAGATTGCGTATAGCCTGACCAGTAGGAATAAGAACCTTTCCTCCAAGGTGTCCGCACTTCTTCTCGGCAGCCACTTGGTCTTCGAAGTGAACAGCGGCAGCACCTGCTTCGATAAGATTTCTTGCAAGTTCATACGCATTTAGAACACCCCCGAATCCTGCCTCAGCATCGGCAATAATAGGTGCAAATTCAAATCCTTTTCCAGACTCAAGATATTCGATTTGGTCTTGTCGTCTAAATGCATTATTGATACTGCGGACAACGTTAGGGACGCTATCAACAGCGTACAAAGACTGATCTGGGTAAACCTCATTGTGAGAGTTTGCAGACGCGGCGACCTGCCACCCTGAGAGATAGATGGCCTTGAGTCCGGCCTTGACATGTTGGACCGCCTGTTGTCCATTGTAAGCTCCAAAAGTATTAATGTATTCGTTTTCTTCAAACAACTGACGAAGTTTCTTCGAACCCATCTTTGCGAGGGTATGGTCGATAGAAACGGTTCCTTGAAGGCGTCGAACGGCTTCGGGTGAGTAATCACGTTTTTTCATAACTAAGTTCCATTTATGTTGCGCGTATTATACGCTATACATCATGTAAGTGTCAACAACTAATTTACATCTTCTACTATTATGGTGACCTCCCCCAAGTCACCCTGCACGTATATCACGTAGTCGTACGCGTCCACATGCACACTGGTATATAGTCGGTCTTTACATAACTCATTTGCCGCTCGGTCGATTGCACGCTGTGCGGAACGGTAGACTGCAATGATACCGCCTATCTTATCGAATAGTATATATACCTTACTATCGTCATACGTTTCATCTCCATAAAATCCTTTTGGAAATGCGTCCCCTATACTCATCGATTATCCTTCGTTTTCAAGGTCCCATTCGCTCATAAAACCCCCTTTATAATAATCCTTTATTATATCACAAACTGAAGTAATGTACAACAGTAAAGAATTGCTCACGCCTCCTAGATATGACAAAATCTGTACGTTGGTCTACATTGATGACTACCCTTCTGTGAGTAATCAGTTTCTTTGGTTTGCCGTAATGTTTTGAAAACATCTCACGGACGACTCTCTGCGTCTCCGTTGGTTCATCAAACTTGGGTGGTTGCTCTAATGCAACGCACATCAAACATTCCAATATCATCGCGTCTCCAAATAAAATAAGTGGTCACCGATGCGTCCTATGAAGTACATAGTCTTATTCCAATGCGGGTTGACGTAGTCGGTATGGTAGTGAGTTGCACCTTCGGTCAGGCCTCGGTACTTGTTCTCGTGTAAGATGTTAACTGCAACGATGAGTGAGCGGTACCATGCGTCTTTCTCTTTAGGTTGGTCTGACTTACCGTCGCAGAACCAACTGAACTGACACTTGTCCCGTACGGGATGACCTTCCCACATTTTACCTTGATAGACAACAGCACAAATGGTGTTAGGGTAGATGGTGGACTCGACTCGATTAAGTACTACGTCCGCAACTGCGTATTGACCTGCAAGACTTTCTGACCTTGCCTCGTGGTAGATGTTGAGTGCAAGACACGTCAACTCGTGGTTCTCTTCGTTATCTTGGGCCTGACTATATGCGACACCAAAGATTGCTAGGAGAACCGAAACCATCAAATATTTCATCATATTTCCTCATAATCAACCGACACCAAGAGTAACTCCCTCAATGATGAGGGTGCCACCATCGTTATCTTTTTGTCACCCTTCCATGCCATGGCTGCAATGAACCGGCCGTTAGGGTATTTCTTGTACCCGTGGAAATAGCCCCAGAGTACAAACACGCGGCCAAACAACTTCGCATGACCCTTCATGTACGTCGGGTCACCGTGTGAGTTTGTACCTGCGAATATCAAATCACCATTCACCAATGTGCCGGACATGTGGTTTGCATGTCCTTCGACATACTCTCTCTCGCCCGTAGTGATATGGTCTACATGTGAGTTGAAAAATCTAACGTTGATGCGTCTTTCACTATACCAAAGTGTAAACCACGCAATAATACAAAATACTATGAAGTATTGCACGTCAGATTCCCATAGATATTAATGACAAGTATATTTGTTGAACTTGTTATATATATCCAACACTGAACATATATGGTCCGCTGGGTCAGGGGCAGGTAGTAACTGCACCTCTTCTTCAACTAATCGATATCGTAGAACATCGACCATGTCAAGTCCGTAACCCACGTACTCATTATTATCTTCAGAACGAATGACGACAACGTCATCGTTGATGGAAATGACAGAACCAAAGTCCACGATTTCGCGGGTGTCGTCAATCAAGACAACGTTGTCTCCTGGCTCAAACATTTTTCTTTATCCTTTACCACGTAAATACTTCCTATGCTTTATATAGGAAAATCCCATCATCACGTGGCCGCTGTTAAACATCAAGTATAACATAGATGGAATAGTAAAGAACATAACAACGGGGTCCGCTGCACCGTTCTCAAACCGCTGATGGAACGCTAGGATAACGACACCCAACGCAAGGAAACCCAAGAAAACGTGTCTCATGACTTAATCCTGTAGTCGTCAGGACAGTTTGCATTATAGATTTCAACAGCCTCTGCTTCGAGACCTTCGGCAAAAAGTTCTTTCATCATGTTGTCTATAACATGTCGTTGGTCTTTACCTCTCACCCACATACGATGGTCGTCAGAGTACTGGTAGTACCAGTCATGTGACTTGACTTTCATCTCTAGGAGTTCTAACAATGGATTATTCATAATGTACCTCTCTCACTTGACAAAGAGAGTATACTAGGTGTTTAGCGGTTTGTCAAGGGCTTTTGCCAAAAAAAAAGGGACCCGAAGGTCCCTCTTGGAATAGACATAACGAATGTCACTTTGTCTATAATATTAATAATCTAATTTAGTCGCCTCTGTATGACAAACTCATCACTATAGGTCACTAAACCTTACTAACCCTTCACCCTCTTGATTGCCTGCTTCTCCACCTCAATCCAACGCTTCGCTTTCGCAGAGTGTGGACCGTTAGTGAATTTCTTTGCATCGCGATATGCGCGTAGGGTTTCTTGATTATAATCTTTACCTTCGGAGTTGTCCACCACCAAGAAGTTTTGTTTCCCAAACATCTGTTGGAACTTACCCACGTTGGCCTGTACTGCTTTCCAGTATGCGGTTACTTCTTTATCAGGGAGTGAACGGGCACGCATACGGTTACGTTTTAATGCAGTATCTAGGTCTGTGTTTACGAATACCATTGCGACATCGTAACCTAAATCCTTAACCTTCTGTGCCTGTGCTGCGATTTTGTCTGGGTCTTTACCAGTACCGTCTACGACAAGACCAAGGCGTCCCTTCAGGTAACGCTCTTCTTTCTTGCCGGTTAGTTTCTTTGCCTTGCCACGAAGTTCTTGACCCTTCGGTGAGAAGATATTATCCGGAGTCATCTCCATGCCAACCTTCTTCATGGCAGCTTCGAACGCGTCATCGGAGTTAACAACCTTGTAACCCATAGAAGTCAGTCCGGTCTTACCGACGATGAAGGACTTACCTGAGCCAGGGCCACCTGCAAGGAAGATTGCCTTGAAAATAGCTGGGTCATTGACCCCTTCATTCAAAAATGACTTAAAGGTTAACATACATACTCCGTGTTCGATAAGATTATTTATACAAATAAAATCCTAGGCTCACATATCATCGAACATTTTCTTCAACATTTGAGAATAAGCGATTTGTGTTATCTCGCCTGGATGTCCAAATTCTTTTACATCATGGTGATTTTTTGCGACTTCATACATAGAAGGTCCACGACCTAAACCTAAACGACTGTTTGGACTCAATGCACCTATAGAGTCTTTTAACCATTTTTTATAGTCTGGTGTTGGACCTAAATCTTGGTGTTGTTTACCGTCATCGAACGCACCCTCTTCATTCAACACAGACATAATGTTGGACCAACATCGATTGTGAAATACACCTTGAATCAACTTAATACCCAAGGATTGACATAACAACTCCATCGTCTTTATCATGGTGATTCCATGCATGATATCGGTTCGACAGTCATATAGGTCTTCGTAGTATTTCTGTAAGGATGCCCGAACCTCTCTGTCTCCAATGACATTGAGACGTACCGGAGAATACTGAGTTGCATTCTCTGGACGATTCACACAGACGCTGGCCTCTCGGTCTGGAGACATATATTCTACTAATTCTTTACGTTGCCATGCGGACCAAATGATTACCATGTGAGATGGGTTCTCTTGCTTAGGGTCCGCAAGATAATCTGTAACGTGACGAAAAATACGGTCGTTACACGACCCACAGATTCCCATGTTGATGTAATCCATCTTCATGCTCATCGCAAGTAAGTGGGTCATGGTTAGATTATTGTGGGTTGGGGGATTTTGGTCAAAACCGTCTAATTCGTCTCCCCAGACGAAACTACAACCAGCGGTAAGTAACATTATGGAGTCTCTATATCTTCGATTAAACTATCCCGCAGTAATTTTGCCTGCGCATCTTCGGGATTATTTATGCTTCCATTGTTTACAAACTTGTATGCAAGTGTGATTCGTTGACATCCTGCGTATGCGGCGTGCCAACAATGCAAGTCCTCTTCTTGTTCTGCACCAAAATAATAATGTCGTGCCTGCCAGCCAGGGACATCCTGAATGGTAACAATCTCATCTTTTTGTTTGTCGTAGTATCGGAAGTAACCATCTCCGGTCTCCGACCAAGTAAATAAGACTTGGTAGGCGTTCGCGTCGTAGTTTGTATGCCACCCCACGAAGCCCCCAGGCGGATAGTAGGAGAGTAATGCAGAAGTGTGCGCACCTAACTCTGCAGCGAAGTCGTACTTCACTTTCTGCATAAACCCTTCCCACATCTCCTTGTCTTCTCGCACCATTTTCGAAATCGGTTGTGCGAAATACCGATCCGGCGGGCCAACCAGACCATCACGAGAAAGACAGTCGTCAAGGTAATCGCGAGAACAATAATACTCGCCCTTGTAGATGTCGTCTTTCTCGTGGTAGGTCCAATACTTTTCGTCGTTATACGACGGTTTAGACAGCATCTCTGCAGAGAATCCGTTGAGGACCTCTAAGAGTTCTGTATTACGAATAGTTATTTCACTCATTATATACCAGATTATTATTGGTTACGTTCGTGTCGGCGATTAGCCTCCTCGATATCTGCCTCAGTAAGTACACCATACTTCAACAGATGGGTTAATGTGTTTTGTATTCCTCGCGTTAGGCCTTTGAACATACCGAAGTAGTAACTACCAGCCAACATAATAATGGCGATTAAAGTGTGTAGATATGGATCCATACTGGATATCCTTATAGTTTGAAGTCGGAAAACCTTTCCTGCGATAGACGTTGTCCACTCGCAGAGTTATCAAACGCTGCACCATTATCTTCCTCTTTATTTAGGGGCGAAAAGTTTTGGTCCACATCATACAAACGCATCTTGGCTCGGTCAACACCTATAACAAACCGTTGATGTAAGCCAGGGTCATTATATCTATTCTTTAATTGTTTCACCAATATCTGTTGCGCACCTTTCAATTCATCGTTGACGATAAGTGCGAACATGAAGTCGGCGGTTGCGGGTAGTCCAAAAGACTCGGACGTATCCTCCAACCCCACGTCATCATTAGAGTAACCCGAACGAGTCGTCTGTGTTGCAGACACGACCGGCACGTCGAATTCCACGGCGAGGCCACGTAACTCTTCAGCAATAGACTTGATATACGAATACGAGTTAATAGCACCGCCCATTCCTTTCATACGCGCACTCGCGCAGATATTTAAGTAGTCAATAAAAACGATGTCAGGGACAAAGTTTTTCTTGAGTTTCAATTCATTCAGTAATGCACGGAAGTGATTCGCGTGTGCACTGCCCGTTGGGTATTCCTTAATAATAAGTTTACCGTCAGTCTTATGGGCAACGTTGTGCACCTTCTGTTGAAACATATCTTTTGATAACAACTCTAACTGGTCGATTGGTACGTTCAGTAGGTTCGCATCGATACGTTCTGCGATTCGCTCTTCGGCCATCTCCATAGTGATGTATAGAACATTCTTACCCATACTCAAAGAGGATGCTGCCTGATGACACATGAACAATGACTTACCAACCCCCGTACCCGCCAGAGCGATGTTCAGAGTCTTGTTGGGTAATCCACCCTTGGTTATCTTGTTAAAGTAGTCCAAATCAAACGCTAGACGTTCCTCATCGAGATGATAGAAATCAAATCGGTCTTCTGCATTGTCCAGATAGTCGTGACCGATGTTTGTATCGAACGACACTGACAACGCCTTAGACAGTACGTCAGGGATTGCATTCTTATTCAGGGTTTGGTGTTTACCGTCAATGATAGAGATAGACTCCATCACTGCATTGAAGACTGCACGGTCTTGACACCACTTCTCCGTTCTATCCACCAACCAGTCAAGATTTTCTTCGCTGTACGAGAAAATGTCCGGAAGAATATCCATCGCCAAGCGATACTGTTCTTCCGGTAAACGGTCTGCCTCGTCAACCTCAATCTTGAATGCCTCGATGGTAGGTAGTTTATTGTACTTGGCAATAAACGAAGTGAACTCTTTGAAGAGTCCCTTGTACACACCTTCGAAGTAATCAGGGGATAGGAAGGCCGCGACCTTCCGCGTATAGGAATCGTTAGTCAGTAGATTCCGTAGAATCGTCTGCTGTAGATTGATTTCCGTCATCTGTTTCTCTTACTCCTAACCAACCTTCTTTTACTGCCTTAGTGATAATGTCTGATAATACTTGCGCCGCGAACTGTTGCAGCTCTGTTGACTCTTCAGTGTAGGTACTACCCTCCACAATCGCGAAGTTAAATGTCAGACGTTCGTTCTCTTTATCAATCTGTACGTTTTTATAACGTATCACAGTTTGGTCAAATGGAGCGCGGAGTAGTTGTACCTTCCACAGTTGCTCATCATCTACGATTTCAGGTATCAAGTTATAGTCAATACCCTCGTTTGGTTTATCTAAATCTAATTCACTCATACTGCCTCCTCAACAATGGTCTCTGCACTGATACTGCTATTATATCCTATCTTGTAGGTCTTTTCAAGGAATTCTGCAAAGTCTGTTGACTCGAACACGGGTTCCCAGAAATCAGCTGACAAGGTATCTTTAGTTCTTACCTTGTTTCCAACCACTTCACCTGTATCGGTGTCCACTCGTTGATACCAACCGTTACTTGGTTTAACAACATAACCACCAACCAGAGCAACATCAAGTAGACCACTGTATCGCTGGACGCCACCTTCCCAAGAAACTCCAATAGGGATTTTAGACTTTTCTTTAACATATCGAGATTTCTCCACATTAATAATGAAGTTATACCCAACTACCTCAGTCCCTTGTTTTTCCTGTTGACGCCCCAGAATCCAGATGTTATCAGCAGAGTAGTAGATGCCTGTACCACCACCGACAATATCTTTTGGAAACAAGCCAATCTCTTTGTAGGTGTGGTTGATTGCAAGTAACGGCACCTCTTTCTTAGTCAAGTATGGAGTTACCATACGGAATAAACCCTTGAGTGACTTCGCACGGGACATGTCTGCGACACCCTTCTCCGCGAGTGCATCATCTAGTTCCTTCTTAGATGCAAGGTTACCAATCGAGTCGATGACAATAACCACGTCATCCTCACGGTCAATCTCTTCTAGTTGATTCACTAGGTCGAACTTGAGTTCCTCGACATTTGCAATCGGTGTGTGCAGTACGCGGTCAGTGTCTATCCCGAACTGCTCAAAGTATGACTGCGGAGAACCGAACTCCGAATCATAGAACAACATCACCGCATCTGGTTTAGCGTTTAGATACGCACCTGCCATGAGTAATGCGAATGATGTCTTGAAGTGTTTCGATGGTCCCGCGAGGACAGTGAGCCCAGGCATGACACCACCATTGATAGAACCGGACAACGCGACGTTCACCATCGGAACGTCGGTCGGCACCATCTCGTTTTCGTTAAAGAACCTACTCTGGGAGAGCGTCTCCGTCTCCTTGATTTTTGAGTTCTTCTTCAGTTTGTCCATTATCGACATGTTTGTCTCCAAAATCTACGAAAGTAATGTTGTTTACTTTTTCACCTTCATCAATCTC